TTATCTATAAAAATTACAGAAAATAATGGTACAGAACATAGAGTTATCAAAGGAACAAAAGGTGCTGTAATCGGTAAAACAAATACACAATATTTCAGAGATTATATTATTAAAGGATTATCAAATCTAAGCTATCCAATTACTGCCACTGTCACTAGAGTTACGAATGATTCTACTGATACTAATTTACAGAATAAATTTAGTTGGTCATCATTTACAGAGATAACAGCAGAACAGAGAGCTTATGTGGATATTGCACATGTTGGCTTACGTTTTAATGCTGAATCATTCAGATCAATACCAACAAGAACATACAGAATAAGAGGAATAAAGGTAAAAATCCCACATAATGCAACTGTAAGGTCTGATGGCAGCTTATCTTTCAGTGGTACTTTTAATGGAACGTTAAAAACAGATAAGGAGTTTACAAACGATCCAGCATGGGTTCTATATGATGTTCTTACGAACACCCGTTACGGAGCGTCCATACCAGAAACAGCAATAGATAAGTTTGCTTTCTACTCTGCATCTGAATATAATTCAACTCTTATTGATGATGGAGAGGGAGGTACAGAAGCTAGATTTAGTTGCAATGTGAATATCAATAATCAGAAGGAAGCATTTGAACTTATACAGGATCTTTGTTCTGTAATGAGAGTACAGGCTTTTTATGAAGCAGGTAGTATTACAATTTCACAAGATAGACCATCTGATCCTGTTTATACCTTTAATATCTCTAACGTGACTGAAGGTGGTTTTTCGTATAGTAATCAAAGTCAGAAGGCTAAGTTTACAAAAATAAATGTAGGTTTTTTTGACATGACAACTCAAGCTATTGATTATGAAACAGTAGATGATACAACAGCACAGTCAAGATATGGAATAAAAACACAGACTATAAAAAGCTTTGCCACAACATCAAGAGGACAGGCTTCAAGAATGGCGAAATGGTTATTATTTAACCAAAATAATTCTTCTGAAATAGTTAACTTCAGTATTACTGCTGAAGCAGGTGTATTGGTACGTCCTGGACAGATAATATCAGTGGCAGATGAAGTTAAACAGGGAGTGAGAAGAGGAGGAAGAATAAAAACAGGTATCAGTACAACTCAGATAGAGGTTGATGATACAGCATCCACTGATCTTGTTACTTCAAATACTGCAAAACTATCAGTGATTTTATCTGATGGGACGCTTGAGACAAAAGAGATAAGTGGTATATCAGGTGCGACTGTTACTGTCTCTTCTGCTTTTTCTTCCGTACCACAGGCAAATAGTGTCTGGGTTATAGAGAACACAACTCTTGAACCTACAACATGGAGAGTTGTAAACGTACAGGAGCAAGAAAATCTTACATTCAGTATTACAGCAGCATCACATAACAGTGGTAAATATGCCTTTGTTGAAGATGGCACACCATTACCAGCTAAAAGTTTTACTTTAATTACAAAGAAATTACCTGCGCCAGAAAACTTAACTGCCTCTGAATCACTTATTGTTATTAATAATAAAGCAGTCGCAAGATTATCTATATCCTTTGCTGCTGTTAAAGGTGCTATTGGATATTATCTGCAATATAAATTTGAAAATGGAAATTTTATTAATCAACAGGTAA